ACCTTGTTTCTCTTTTATCGCACAGAGGGCAATATCTTTCTTCTTCGTGCATAGTTTCCTCCGATTTAGTTCCCCAATTTGCAGCACCAACTTCACGGCATTTTACAAGAGCACCAGAAGCATATGCACTTGGCCAAACACTATAACGAGACTTTACTTTATGATAACAGGCATCCTTTGTTCCACTACCTTTACCTGGTTTGTCTTTTACTTCTTGTAAGTCTATTTCTTCTTTCATTTTCTTTTTTGGTTTATCAGTAGGGACATAAGTTGGTTTTGCTGCACCTGTTTTTTCTTGTTGTCCAGGATCTGCTGCTTTTTTTCTTCTCGCTGCTGAACGTCTTTCTGCGGGAGTCATGCTTTCTCTTTTTTCAGAAGAAACGCACTTAGGAACTCCCTCTCCAGGTTCATCACTTGCACAAGTTCCGCCTGTAACAACATTTACCCAACCACGCTTACCTTCTTTTGATTTACTTCTATACCAGTCTTGAAGTCCCTCTTCTTTCACATCTTTAAACTTTTTATGATGCTTTTTAGCATCTGCTTCCATTTTTTTCAGACGAGTGTAATAATCTGGTATTTCGTCAAGATGTTGAAGAGCAATGTCCCTAGCAAGAGTATGATTTTTAGTATGCTCGTGCTCAATCTTTTCCCCCATTTCAAGTTGCTTCTCAATGAAAGAAACATCAAGACGATGCTTCTTTGCAATTTCTTCAACTGTTTTATGAGATTTCAATCTAGACATTGAATTGAGAAGTACCTTTTTATATTTATTACTCTACATTTTCTTGAGATTGTTGTTTTAAAAATTTTGCTAATTCTGACGTGGATCCTACGAACAGAGCATTATTTACTGTTGTTGGTCCTTTTGGTTTATCTTCTTCAATATTCTTAAGTTTCTTTTGCAGGTCCATTAATTTATCTGTGGCATCTGCAACATTTTTAATTAATTGTCCGGCAACTTCATAAGCACGAGGCATCTCACTTTCTTGAGCGAGTTCAAGAATTCCATTAATTGCTTCTTGTCCTTTTTCTATGAGAGAGTATAAATTTCCTCTCGTATAATCATAATCCTTTTTAATATCATCAACTGTGGATGCTATTTTTTCAATTTTTTCAATTTCACTTGTACTTTCAACCGGAACTATTTCTCCTTCAACATTAAAGGTATCGTTTAATTTATCAAATTTCTTTGTCATTTTCATAAATTGCTGCCACTAAATCCAAAATCATCCCCATCTTCAATTAAAGTATCATCAGTTGTAGTAATAGATTTGACTGGAGAACCTGCTAAATGGGAGGTTATTTTTGTATTATCTCTTCCCCTATCGACGGTAAGTACATTACCTACTTTAGATCTTACATATACTTCTTCTCCTTCAAGATCTAGATATGTATTAGCAGAGATTGAACTTGCATTATCAACAGTAATTAGTATATCTTCAGTTGTAATATCTTTAGTCAGATTTGTGACGATAGTGCCAGTGTAATTTTTAATAGCTCTTGGTATTGGTGAATATACAATTTCTCGGGTTGGAGTATTTGTTGTATCTCCTGCAATATAACCAATAGTAGACTTCTTGATGATATCTTTGGTTGCAGAAGAAACGGGACCAAACAAATAAGTTTTGACAGTAAATCTTAAAGTATAGATCAATACTCTTCTTGTCGTAAAGTTTCCTTCATAATCATCCTGCATTGTAATGTTTTCAAGAATTACAGGAATATCTCTTTTTTCATTTATAATATTAACCAATTCAACACTCATAGTGTATGCTGGTTGGAAGTATGGAAGAATTTGCTCAATAATTTGAAGGGCATCATCATTTAATTTTGACATAATGCTAAGTTCAAATTGCATATTATATGGGACTGGAAGGTATGTTTTTTTAGTTTCCTTTCCGTCTTCTTCTGATTTTGCAGTAAATGTTTGAGTAGTGGTTGATTTTCTTGTTGAGTCATATGTCAAACCTGTAAATTCAAATGACATTCTTGGTAACGTAATTTGAACGGGTTTGTTTAAATCGGTAGATTGTTCTAATCTTGCCAGAAACTTTTGTGTTGGTCCATACGCAAGAGGAACCTTAATGATACTAGTAACCGCTCCACTGTTGTTAGTGTGTTTAATATTGATTTCATTAAACAAAGAACCAAAAGCAATAACAGTTCTTCTTAAAATTTCGTGATAAAAATACTCAAACATATCTTACATACCTTTATGATATTATTTAAACATAATAACTTCTATTTATGGCATTCCAAAAGGATTTCTTTCGTTAAAATCTATAATATCCTCTGCTTCGGATTCAATTTCATCGTTATTAGAAAATCCATCTTTACTAGCGAAAGTATATGTTGATTTTAATTTGTAAGAAGCACTTGATGCGGTTCCAACAACGTTCTCTCCGACCTCGAATTGTCCATTAACGTTTGAAACTTCAAGAATATTCGTTACAGAATTCCACGATCTAACTCTTCCAGTAACACCACTCACAGATCCTGTTATAATTTCATTAAAGATAAACGTTCCTGTGCCAGTGGAACTTGGGGATGCTATTGCTATTGTGGGAGCAACACTATATCCAAGTCCAGCATTAGTAATTCTAATTTCTGCTATTGTTCCTGCTGCAGAAACGATAGCAGTTGCTGCAGCAGAAACTGAAGAAATTCCACTAAATGTAATTGTAGGGGGAGTAACATAACCAGAACCTGAATTTGTAACAGTTATAATTCCAACTACACCATTACCAATTACTGCTGTCGCGGTTGCTCCATTTCCACCTCCACCAATAAATCTGACACCAGGAGCAACAGTGTATCCATAACCCGGATTAGTTATTTCTACACTTTGTACTGATTGTGCAGATGGATTAGTATTATCCGCGCAAACTACAATTCCGCCTATCATTTTAGCAATCGCAGAAGCAGTTGTTCCTCCTAATGGCGCAGAAGAAATTCCGACTGTTGGGACCTTTGTATATCCACCACCACGATTAGTTATCGTTATAAATCTTAATCCGCCATTTACAATACTTACAGTCGCTGATGCAGTAACTCCAACCCCAACCATTGTAAGTTTTTGGACAGACCCTATGGGGTTTGTGTCTTCGCCTACACTTCCGCTTATATTATCATCAATATCTTCTACACCAGTATCAATAATTTCATCTTCATATCTAAAGAGTTCACATCTCAATTCATATGTATAAAGTCCTTGGAGTTGATAAAATGGTTTTTCGTGCTCAACATATTTTATTTCAAATAAACGATCGCCTAAGGGAAACCAAACCAAATCTCCTTCCTTTGGTCTTGATGATAGTTTGATATTTGGTTGACTACTAATTAGGGGGGAGATATAATTTTTAAATCTTTCTCTTGATATTGTTAGTGTTATTTCATTAAGTGCCTGAATACCAAATTTCGATAATATTGTAGGATTATCTCCGTATCCATCAAAACTATCTACATATGCCTCTATTGGATATGCATTTGTAAATTGTGATTCTATTAGTTCTTTTATTACTGTTTTTTCAGTAATATACTTTCTTGGAAGATAATAAACTTCGACCCCATACATTCTCAATTGCTCATTGATTAAGTCTTGTATGAGACCTTGTTCTGATTTTGATCCTTGGAGGAAGAATGGATTTAACATATATTAACCAATCATATCTAGTGGAGGGAGTTCATAAGTGTTAGACATTTTCTCCATTAGAATGTCTATTTCTTTTTGCGCATCATCATACATTTGCCTACCATTTAACTCCACACCACCTGGAAGTTTAACGCCAGTAAATTTCATCATATTTTGACCCCACTGCCTTTTTATGAGAGAAGTTAAATATGGTTTTATGAATGAATCATTCCAAACTCTAGAATAATCATTGGGATCTAGAGTTGAATAGCAATCAATGATAAAATATTGATTGTCGGTGACAGATCCCCAGTCAATATCCAAATATAATCTATCTTGCCTCTTATTAAATCTAATTTGCTTTTGTGTATTTAATAGAAAATCTAGATCTTCTAAGTAAGTTTTAACCATCGCATAACTTAAAAGTTCAGTAGTTCCCCAATAGTAAATGTCATTTAAAAATAATTGATATTTTACACTGAACATATTGTGAGTAATAGTGTTGGCACCGTCAAAAGTAAAAATCTTATTTACCCCAATAATATTTGGAGGTACTTGAAGATAATTACTATTTTCATAGTAATTAAAAGTAGTTGCAGTTCCTACTATATTTGTAGTTACTGATGTAGTAGTTATTCCTACACTATTTTGACTTAATCCCTTTGCTCTTCCTCTATCAATATCTGCTTGGGTTACTTTGTACTTATAAAATGTAGGATAAACTCCATCAAAATGACGCTCTTGGAAAAATTGAACGGCATCATCTACAAGATCTTCTATTTGCTCATCGGCAACATTAATTTCTAAAACTGGCGCTCCCAGTTTTCTTTTACAGTAATCTATTAGTTCTTGTCTAGTAGATGGTTGCGCCATTTATATACACTCTTTAAAAATATTTATGGATTGTATGATATAAGTTGTACAACAACTTCTTGTTGCTTTAAATATAACTTAAAATAACATTTTGCAATATTTTTAATTTCATCTAAATCTGATACACTATCAATTTCGGATGCTACCTTAAAATATTCAAAACTTTTCGATAGATTTTCTAGTTCTATTTTATCTGGATCCATCAATTAAACTCCTAAGTAATGATTTAATTTCATCTAAGTCATTTTTCATATTAGTCACGTCTTCCTCTAAATTCTGTAACTTTTGATTCTCATCATTTTTTACATTACGTCTTGCAAGATACTGCTGATACTCTGTCATATTAGTATTAATAATTGAGTTTGTATGTGGATCTCTGAGAAGATTATCGTAACCTTCAACTTTTAAATATTCCATATCGTTTATGCAAGTGCAATTACTCTTAGATTTTTCACTCTAGGTAGATAAACCTGACTCGTTGAAGTAAAAACTAACTTAATTCTATAGAATCTGAATGATGGCAATTGGTCAGCAGTAAAAGTATATTCTCTAAAATCTATATTGTTAGATTCAAATCCAAAGGAAAGTGATGGTTGAACAAATACGTCAGGAAGTCCATTACTCTTTTCAAAGTTTATAATTTGTTTTCTGGCATCAAGATTATTATATCCAGGATAAGGGGTAAAAATGGGTATAAAGTTTTGATTTTCGCCAATTGCATAAAATGCTCTAATATCGCAGTAGTTATTAATGTGAGCATCTAATAAAATCTTAATAGATGTAGCTGGATTTTCTAAACCAATTTCCTTAGAAATATACTGGAATGATGATGGATCAGTTCCAATAGTACTTACTCTATTATCAGTTGCATAGTCAGTAATTGCTTTATTAATTCTGTTTGAAGTTAACAAAACACTTACTCTTTGAGTATCAATGACGGGGCTTACTCTAGAATCGACCGAATTCAAGAACAGTCTCAAATTCATAGACTTTTTGCCCATCAACGATCCTAACTTAGCCTCTTCATTTATCTTGGATGCAATGATTTTTGGATTTGTAAAATAGTTAGTCTTGTTTATTGTAACAGGTTCGAATCCACTATCAATAAAAGGAATTTCATTGCCACTAATACTTGATCCAGTAATCGTTCTTACTTCTGCATTAATTGAAGTTCCTTGTACAGTAATATTTTGTACTGAAGGAGTCATAAGTTCAAATGGTATATTTTGAGTTGCTTTTATGTTAAATCCACCAGCAGATTTAGATTTATTTAGATATAACTTGGGGAAACTGGAATCATTAGTTCTGTCAGTTCCATTTAAATCCATTTGAACTTTGATATTATATGAATCAAATGCTATTGGATCTGTAACATTTGTATTTGCGAGATAATGTGTAGCATTAATTCTTCTCAAAGAAACTCCACCTAGTTCATACTTATAAACTGGAGTTCCGGAGGAATAAGGTATGATAACTTGAAATAATAAGTTATTAGTAAATACTGGATCAAGATAACCAAGATAGGTTACATCATTTAATCTACCTGTTCCAACTGAAGTGTATTCAAATAATCTATTTCCTACTAAAGCATATCCTGGATTTGTTGTGCCAACACCAACCCCCTCAAAAGTTGAAAAATTAGAACTATTTTCTACTGGTATTGATGGTTCTGTTAAGAATGAAGCAGTTAATTTGGTTGGTGGTACGTCTGACTCCGCTCCGGAAATTCTTACGTAGTTATCCTCAAAGTACATTCCGTGATTTTTGTGATTTACTACAATATGTAAACCATCACTTTCAA